TAAAGAGCCTCAGACCCCCGGCGGTTCTCCGCCGTCAGGTCCGCTATCTCCTTTATTATCTCTGAGTGCATCACTTAGCACCAACAAATAATGGATGACTTCATTGTTCCAAAACTTAGCCAGCTCATGCCGCCCCAGCTTTCTTGCTAGGTGATACGCTTCCTCGGTTTCCCGAATCTTCGCCTTCAGCACTGAAAGATTTCGCACGTTCAGCCAGCCTTTCTAATACGTCGGTAGACGCGCCCTCGCCCTTTGCTTGAGCGTAAAGCCAACGTAATCCGTCTACGTCTGTAAGTTTAGATGCCTCTGCTTCATAGTCCCTCAAACTTGGCTTTGCAGTAACTCCACGCTGCACCTTTTCCATTTCTTCCCTAGATGCCAAGGTGTTTGAGTCTTTGTTCATGCTGTAACCCATCACCATTAGCGCTCTGCCAAGACTTGAGGATTCCGAGTTCTCCATTGCTGAGGTCTGGTTCGCACCCGGTCCACCGTCTATCTCAAATGCGTGTCCAGTGGCTTTAGGCAGGTCGTTGGCTTGGTCACCAGCAGTTAGGTACAAAGAGGTCTTTATAACCCAGACGCGCTTTACATTGGGGTCCTTTGCGTCCCATCCTGTGTACTCGTTTGCGTTTATCCACTCTGTGACAATTCGACCATCTTCGTGGTCTACATGGAACTTAGCCAGTCTTTCTGCGACTGTGCTGTACTTACTTAAATCAAACTTCATCTTCATCCTCTGCTTCTTCGTCGGTTTTTATAAATCCCCAGCCAGCGTCCATGTAGAACCACAGGTCTATTTCTTCAAGCGAGATGCGCTCTAGGATTCCGTCTGCAAGCTTCATACCGTTTATAAGTCCAGTAATTAGCGTGTCTCCTTTGCGTAGTCCCACGTAGCTGCCAAGCCCTATTTCTAGCGGCTCTGAATCTCTTTCTTCACTCATAGGTTTGCTTTCTTGTTTACTATCAAAGACGGGGACCCGGCTCTGAGTTGTCGTGATGCTACTCGGACAGTGTTTACCACTCCCCACTTTGCAGAACCCATAGTATCTAAGGTCTTTGATTTGAGCAACATTAGGTACTTGTAACCCTCGTCGGCTGCTATCTGAGCCCGATATAGTTCTTCGCCAAGGGGTCCTAGCTCGACTTCTACGCCCTCAAAGTCAGGGTTCATGTATTTAACAGCGTTGTAAGTGGCTTCTGAGCCATCCCAGTTAGGCTTTGTCTCAGTCTTGACTGAATTCCAGAATCGCTCAAGGGCAGTGTTCTGCACATCTATCATGTCTTGGTTGTAAGGCACTTCGTATTCGTTCCAAGTCATTCCTGCAACTGCAACGATTATGCCTTTCTTTATTTTGGTTACGCCCATGTAGTGCTGCACCTGAGCTAAGTAAGCCCTAGGAACGTCATCCCAAGTTGTCCTAGCTGTCTTGACTTCAATAACCATTAGCTCACCAGTAACTCGGTGCTTGGCAATAGCGTCAGGGTTGGCCCTTCTGTAAGAGCAATGCTCATCTTCGTATGTGCCAGTCTCAAAGACTTCCCACTCCGGGTATTCCTCAGCCCAAAGCATAAGGATTGGCGCTTCAAAAGCTTTACCGAACCGAATTGCCCAGTTCTCTTTTATCTCTGACGGTATGAGGTTTAGCTTTTTAGCCCATAGAGCATAGGCGCTCTCCCACGGGTTTAGACCTAGTATGGTGCCTACTTCACTACCCCCGATGCCTAAAGACCGCGCAGCGTGCCACTCAGGGCTTCCCGGAGGGTATATGCCAAGTAGCTTTGCCCCGTTCAGCGTTTCCGGTGCGTAGAATTCCATATTTATCTCCTTTTATTGGTATTGACTATCTAATCACCAGCTTCGGACTTTTTTCCATTCCGTTATAAACTTGTTACCTTTTTGGCGGTTGCAATAAGCACAAGAAGCAGTTAAGTTACCTACGCCGTGCAGACCGCCTTTTGACAAAGGGATTACGTGGTCTAAATGTTCGGAGTGCTTGCCGCAATACGTGCAAGGCTTGCTCATAATCCGTTTTATGTCTTTGACGGTAATTTTATAAATTGAAGCCGACTTGACCCTTGCTCTCCGCAACTCAATGCGCTGTTTTACTTTGTCTGGGTTTCTTAAGCGGTAGGAAACCTGCCATCTTGCAACTTGTTCTAGGTTCCGCAGCCTATAAGCTTTGCCGTAGGCCGCTACTTTTTGTTTGTTATTTTGGTAGTGCCTTTTGCTGACAGTATTAAAGCACTCCTTACAGGTACCCCTAAGTCCATCAGCGGCAACGCTGTTTTTATAAAAGTCAGAAAACGGCTTTTCAAACCCACAGCTTGAGCAAGTCTTAGAAGTCACCATAAAAACCTTCATTTAAGTAGATTCAGTATAGGCTACAGAAATGAGCAATCAAGGCAGAATTACTCAAAGGTACATTTCACTGTTACAAAGCATTCACCAAGAAGGTGGCGTGCCTTGCGAAAGAGTCCCAGCGTTGTTCTTCCCGGAAGATTTAGACACGACTGAATTGCGAGCCGCAGCAACTAAGGCTGCAAAGGCTTTGTGTCATTCATGCCCGATTATCAACGAGTGCTTTGAGTTTGCTGTCGAGACTGACCAGAGGCACGGCGTGTGGGGCGGCACCTCGGCAGACGAAAGATAGTTAAAGACAACCGCACCACCTCCTGATTGCTCAAAAGACAGTGCGGTGTTAATACCTTGCTTAGGGGTCGCACTAGGAATCGAACCTAGACTTCAACCCGTATTGGGGCTGTCTCTACCATTGGACTATGCGGCCTTGTACTCACAATACTAGCACGCTTTTCAGTTTGCTTTATTGCACTCTGCTGAGTAGTGTTTCACCATGAACTCAGAACAAGCGCACACAGCATTAGCCGACGGCATAAAAGAAACAGGCGCACCAGCGTGTCAGGAATCAGACCCGGACGCATGGTTCCCAGAAGGTGCCAACGGTGGTGTCAGAAGCGCTGCTGCGAAGCTTTGCGGTCACTGCCCGGTAAAGATGCTCTGTTTAGAGTTTGCACTAATAAACAACGAGCAGCACGGTATCTGGGGTGGCGTCAACACAAGAGAGCGCAACCGGATGAGAAAAAAGCTAAGCGCTACTTCTTTGTAATAATTGAGGTAAGTATTGACAGCAAGGCAGAGCCAGCAGCAATGCTGAAGAACCCTATCCAGTCAACAGTAAACAGCCCTACAGTTCCGCCGCCTAAGAATGCGACGCCTGCCTGAGCAAAAGTCTTGATTGCGCGTTCTCCCGCGAACTGCCAGAATTCTAAACTAAACATCTCCATTGGTCCAATCTTGATTGTTTTTACCGTCTTGCCACGATGCACTTACAGTGTAAGCCGTGGTGATTATTGAGATAAGCGATACGCCGCCAGTTATTAAAGTGACTCCGACGCCCCATTGGTCTACCAAGAACGTCACAGCACCGAAGATTATCATTGCAAAGCCGAGACGGTAAGAACCAAAGATTAGCTTGCGACGGAACTTCCAGCTTGCACCGGTTGCAGACTCTGGCTCGTCCTTTAGAAAGAACACACCGTCAAACATTTTTATAAGGGTCTTTTGCAACATTCGCAGACCTCTCGTACAGGCTTCTTTACATTAGCGAGTATTAGCTTGTAAACGTCAACTTTGTCAGACGTTACGCCAAACACGCCCTTTAGAGTCTTGGACGCCGTGACGTGGACGTGAGGCCCTGAACTGACCCCACTGTCTCCGAGGACTCCTACAGTCTGCCCCTTACGAAGCTTCTGCCCGACACGGTAGCCCGGCTTAGAATCCATGTGGCAGTATCCGAGATGCCAGACAATGCCGTCTTTATCCATAGCTGTCTGGACGACAACCCAACCAAGAACATCCGAGAACTGAATCAACCGAATTGTACCCTTGGCGATAGCAGGGATGCGTGTGCCGAGTGGTCTAGCCCAGTCAGTACCAGAGTGCGGTTGCATACCGTTTGCTTTGCGAAAGTTGCTCATCTCGCCATAGTGCGAGGTTATGTATTTAGCGTCATAGACTAACCGCCAATCGGCTGTCCTGTCAGAGAAGCGACTCACTTTGACTTCCTTGGTTTGTATATTTTAGCCACGAAGCAAGCTCACTAACCCGACTGCCACTGCTCCCAGTGTTGCGCCGTAGACGCCGTAAACAAGGCGAGCGATAAGCTCAACCTTTGCTAAACGAGTTTCCATATTGGCAACCTTTTCTGGCAGATACTTCAAGCCACGCAGTTCGGCAAACATCTCGATTTGGTTCTCATTAACTTCCATAAGCTTTTCATAAACTTGGACGTTAGTAATGCGTACGGATGTGCCTTCTTCTGCCATTAGCTATTTGACTTCTACTACCTTGACAACAGCGCCGACAGTGTCAGAGATGCAGTAAAGAGTGTCGTCTGCGTTTGTCTGAAAGACAGCGTTGTTAGTCTCGCTTAGCAGTATCCCGTTAGCAGCAGATACATCAGAGCCACCGACATAAGTCGCAGCGCCTTCGGTTCCGGACTGCAAGTAAACAACCTTGCTAGAAATGAATGGCCCTGATACTGCCGTTAT